TTAGATCTTTATACTTTGGTACGCAAGATTCACCAGGATTCTTTCAACAGTTACAACAAGCTGGGTCTAATCTTATTGGTAGTGATGTACCATTACAACAAACAGCAGGTTTATCTCCATTAGAATTACTAGCAAGACAACAAGCTGTTGCTGGTCTTGGTGGGTTTGAACCATTCCTACAACAAAATAGAGATTTAGTAGATCAAGCTATTGCACAATCAAGAAGAGCAGAAGGAATACAAGATCCTTATTACACACAAGCTGAAGAAATTTATAAAGATACTATGGGTGCATACGATCCTAGTATGACACAACAGTTCTACAATCCTTACGAGGACGCAGTAGTACAACAAACTATTGAAGATGTAATGAAAGCTGGTGATAAGCAAGATATTGCCGCAAGAGCTCGTGAGATTAGTTCTGGAGCCTTTGGTGGTAGTAGAGCAAGACTTGGTGCAGAAGAACGTAGACAAGACCTTGGAGAAGGCCTAGCAAAAGCATTAAGTGGTATAAGACAAACAGGATACCAAAGTGCACAAGCAACTGGATTAGGTGAGTTTGCGAGACAACAAGCAGCTAAAAGAACTGGAGCTCAAGGTCTTATGGGTATAGGTGTAGGCAGAGGTAGTGCTGCATCACAACTAGGATCGCAATTAGCTGGATACGGTAGTCAAATTGGTGGCATAGGTTCAACTCAAGAAGGTCTAAGAGCAGGACAAAGAGGTGAATTATCTGGATATGGTGGTATTGGTAGAGGTATTGCTGAGACTGGTTTAGGCAGAATCTATCAACAGCAATTAGGACAACAACAAAGACCATTAGGTGTATTAGGACAAATAGGCTCTATGCTACCTGGTTATCAAGCATCACAAACACAGATTGACTCTGGATACGGTATGCCAACAGATCCTTCAGCAGCAGGACTAGGTGCAGCATTTAGTGCCTACGGTGCTTTAGCTCCTAGACAAGGACAAAGCTAATGAACTTTATGAATCGTAAGATGTTTGCTGTAGGTGGTGAAGCAGGTAATCTTGGCTCATATGAGATTTTTGATAAAGCAACGGGTCAAATAACAAAAGTAAATCCAGGTTTCTTAAACAATATTACTTTAAAAGCACAGTATGCATACCCATTATTAAATGGTTATAAGTCAGGACAAATAGAATTAGGTCAAGGAGTTTTACAAGAATTAGAAGCTTTTAGGCAAATAGATGAACCATTTGGAGCATCTGGTAGTTTGTCATCAGATGCAAGAATAGATGATTTGGGCACTGCAGCCTTTGATCTTGCTAGGGGAACTTTGCGAGGATTAGAAGGTCCACTTAGAGGCATTGCAGGATTTGCAGGTGAATTAGCTGGTAGCAGTGAGTTTGGTGATACTTTAAAAGATATTAGTAGTTTTGATTTTAGAAATATGCAGAAAAAAGATTTTGAACCTGTAATTCCCACACGAGAAGAAAACAGAAGCCAGCTATTACAGGAAATAACTAATAGGGGTCTTGGCGAAGTTCAAGACTTTACAAAAGATATTGAGGCCATCGACCAACCTGTAGTTGAAGCTGTAGAAACAAAAGATGTGTTGGATCAGCCAACTGTTATCGAACAATTACCTACACTTAACACTGTTACAAGTGGTGAAACATTAGGCACTATAAGTCCATCTGAAATAAAAAGTAGGCAATTAGCTTTTGAAAAGTCTATGATTGGTAGAGATGAGTTTGGTAATCCTTTGCCTGAAGGCAGACTATTACAAGACCCAACCATTGCAAAAGCCTTAGAAGAGTTGACACCAATAGAATCCTTGGTTGATATCGATAAAACAGAGGCAGACAGCCTATTAGAAACACAAAATAAATTTGATGTTGCTGACATAAGACCCGAGCTTTTAAAAGTAGATTTATCTACAACAGAAAGTGATTTAGATAAATTTAACGATGCCGCACCGCCACAAGTACCAAAACAGACTACTGGAATCTTTGGTTCAGATAGATTCCTAGACTTTATTAGAAATGTTGGTAGTCAGCTTGTTGCAACTGGTCAAATAGGTGAAGGTCTTGCAACTGGTGCTGCAAAAGCCGCAGAAGAAAGAACAGCAAGAGAATTATTGAAAGCACAAGAAGATAAAAAGTTTGAAGATGCTAAGAAGTTATTACAAATAGAAGCGAATCTTACAGGTACTGATCCTATGTCTGTTTCTGATTTAGACAAAATTAAAACCAATGAAGAAGAGCTTAGTGAAAGCCTAAGATCTTTTAAGAAAGGTGAAAATACATTATCAAATCTTAATCTTGTTATACAAACACTAGATGAAGGTGGTGCAACAGGTCTAGAAGGGTTTTTTGGCGAAGCAACAGATATGATTCAAGCAGCTATACAATCTGATACTGGTAAAAAGTTTGACCAATTAAATCCACGTACAAGAGCTAATGCTTTATTAAAAGTTTTACGACAAGCAAACGTAAGAGAAATATTAGGTGAATCTGGTAAAACTATTTCTAACTTAGATAGACAAATAGTTGAAGACGTATTTGGTGATATTAAAATAGGTACACCGTTATCAGTATCTTTGAAAAAACTTGAGGACAGCAGACAAAACATAATTGGTGGCATGGAATTATCTAGAGACCAAATCACATCTGCTAAAACTTTCTTTGATAATGCTAGATTTAACTCTCCTGTTTACGCAAAAAATTATGACATAATTCAACTTATTAATAATTTTAATTTTGATAATGCTATTAATTATATAAAAGAAGCCACTGAATCATCCGCAGGCATACCAACTATAGACTTATAATGCCTAAGTTTAGAGTAAACATCGCACCTGGAGTTTCACACGTCATAGAAGCCAAGAATGAAGATGAAGCTAGAAAAAAAACCAGAGCAGAAATTGCTAAAGGTGCAGTATCACCATTTTATGACGAACTTTTCTTTGATTATGAAACTGGTGTTGATCCTAGAAAGATAAAACCCAAAGAAGGTAAGCCCTTAAGACAAAGACTTGGAAGAGCAGAAGTATCAAAAGATCCTGATGATCCATACAAAGAACAAAACAAAGTTCTAGGCGATATTATGGCTAGAGTGAGAGCTACAACAGATCCTTATACGCAAGAAGGTGTTGCACAAAATATTGTTGGAGATAGTGGTTTTATAAGAAACACAAAAGGTCAATTAGCACTAACACCAGATGGTTTACGTTTATTAGGATTGCCTGTAAAAACTGCACGATTACAAGATGGTACTGTAATAGAACAAAACACTATCATTGATGAAAACAATTTTAACATGATGACTGGAGATGCTGCTGATATGAGTGGTATCGCAGGTCCAGTATTAACCACTATTGCTGCTTTTTTACCACAAACTAAGATTATACAGGGTTTTACATCGTTATTAGGTGGTAGGTCAAGATTGGCTAGAACTTTTGTTGCTGGTGTTGCCTCCTCTGCTGGTAAGGCTGGAGAAGAATATTTGGATGCAATTGAGGGATTTCAATTACAAGACGCAGACGAAATAGAAGGTATGCTCAAAAGTGAATTTGTTATAGGGTCTGTAGGTCAAGGTGTGTTTGGAGAAATACCTGGTGCAATATTCAAAGCTGCATTGGGTAAAACAGCACCTTTAGAAAATCAAAGAATAGGTTTTGTTGCTTCAAGAAATCTTAGCTGGGCTGATGTAAAAAAATTAGATGAACAAGCTGGAAAACCTTTGACTAATGATCAAATATTAAAAGCAGCAAAAAGTGGAGAAGTTAGAAGATTTGATTACAAGTTATCTAAAGGATTTTTACCATCAAGAGGTGTATACGGTCAAAAATTACCTGCTAATTATCAAGCAATTGTAGAGCAAGTATTAGGAAATAAAAGAAGGCGTGTGCCAAATACAGCTTATCTTAGAGCAGCACTCAATGATATTTTAAAAAATATAAAAGGTGAAAAAGAAGCTTTAAATCAAAGTCTTTCGCTGTCATCAAAAAAAGGTTTAGACGCACAAGTAGATAAAGCTTTGCAAAATCTACGTTTACAAGAACAAAAAGTTACCGAGTCACTACGTAAATTATTAGATGATGTTGGTGAAGATATATTAGAGGTTGGTGATTATGGAAACATACCTGCTAACAAAGTCTTTGGCGAAGAATTAAAAGATACAGTAGCTAAAGCTCAAGGTGCAGCCATGGGACAAAGCGGTGAGCTTTATCACGCGGTTGATAAAAAGTTAGTAAATTTTAGATATTACAAAACAGATGCTGATGGTAATTTTGTAAGAGATGTAGACAATAATTTAATTCCTGAAGATAGAAAATTTAATATTAATAGAAGAGGAGAGCCAGAACTTGCTGTTGATGAAAATCGTAATCCTATATTAAGAACAGAATTAGAAATTAATAAAGCAAAAGTTATAAACAAAGTTATTAATAATGTTGTACTTAAACATCTGCAAAGAGCTAAAAGAATGGTTGAGTTAGACAAGCCCAAAAAGAAAGGAACAATGCAACGGCTAACAGATCCTGCCGCAGATATACCAAACAATATTAGAAAGCAGCTTGAAGACAATTTAGATGAAGCAATAGAGCTAGCTAAAAATGGTCAATATGACTTAAGAATGATTAGAAATGACGCTAATTATATTCGAAGATTTTTATTTGAAATAGCAAAAAAATCAGATGAAAGAAAACTTGTTGAAAATGTTATGCGTGTGTATGACGATTATGGTATTGGTAGAAAAGGTAAACAAAATACTAATAGCATACTTACCGAATTGGGTGAAGATTTAGACAAGACTGTTGAAACAGCTTTAGCAGGTAAACAATTAAGACTAGACAAGAACGAAAAGCTTTTAATTAACCAAGCAATGAAAGATCTTAGAAGTGCTAATAAAAATCATGCAGAACGTATGCAACCTTTTGATAATGCAATAATGCAAGGTCTAGTTATAAAGGCTGGTAAAGGTGTTATTAATGCTGAAGAAGTTTACTCAAAAGCTTTAATTGCAGGAACAAAAGAAGATTTAGATAATATATTTAAAGGTTTACGTGAATATGATGATTACGTAAAAGTAGATAAGTATTATCAAAAAACAGATGCTGATGGCAACATAATACCAAACTACTATGAAGCAAAACTAAAAGCTGACTTAAAAAACAGATTGTTCGCTGATGCGTTGTATGAAGCAACAAAAGACGAATTAACAGATGTAAACTTTACTCAATTTGCAAGAGAAATTTTAAAATTTGAAAGATTACACGGCAAAGAAAAATTTGATTCCCTTTTTACAGACCCTGTATCTAGAATATCAACTGGTGGAACAGTCAGAGCTACTATAAATCAATTAAATCAAATAGGTTTTAACCCAAAACCAAAAGACCTTAGAAATTTAATAAACGACATAACAGCAAGAAATGCAGCTCGTGGTCTTAATCCAAGTGAACAAGGTAAGGTGTTTGTAGAACAACTTAAAAGACTTGCAGATGCTACAGAAAAAAGAATGAAGTTTGAAAGAACTAAAGCTATTGCTGATTTGCCAGAAAAAACTATCGAAGAAACAGTTAATACTATATTTAGACCTGGTTCTGCTACTGTAATAAACAATCTAAGAGAGACGGTTGATGAAACTGTTTTTAATGATATACAAAAAGCAAGTATGCAAAAACTTTTAGCTAGGTCGATTGATATGAATGGTGAAGGTAACATTACTGATTTATTTAAAGCACAAAACCTTAAAACCTCTCTTGACTCTTACGGTGATGAAACACTTGATGCTATGTTTGGATCTGAAACAAGAAGAGGTTTAAGAGCGTTTCAAGAACAGATAGATGTGTTAACAGGTGGTGAACCAGGAAGAGGAGGTGCAGCTGGTGGATTAATTGCTGCTGGTTTATCTGCTGCAATTGTTTTTGCACCTTTAGCAAATATACCCACAGTTGCTGCTTTAATAATAGCAAGAGAACTTATTAGCTTTCCATTTTTTGTAAGATTAATGTCACGTTCTGATCAAGGATCTATTGGCCAAGCATTACAAATATTTAACACTACACTAAGACAATTTGGTTTGCGAATGCTAGACGGTGAAATAGTACCAATAAGTTCTGGTATTAGTAATTTACTTGAAGGTGGTTTTGATAAAGGTGCTACAGCGATTGGTATTACAGACGATGAAATACAAGGTGCAAGCTTAGAAGGTCAATCTTCGTATCAAGAATTAAGAGATAAAGTGTTAAAACCTTTCATAACACAGCCAAATTTACCACAGGTAGCACCAGTGCAAACACCACAATCTACAACAGATCCACTATCTCAAGAAAGATTAGACTTTGCAGAACAAGTAGCTGGTAGACCTGTACTTTAGTTATCCTCAAAGAAAGTAGGATCTACAGCTACAAACCTTTTAGCTGGTCTGCCTTTACCACCGACTTTAATTTCAACCTCTTGTATCTCCCCTGCGTTTTTAAGCCTTTCAATAATCTCTTTTACTTCATAAGACTTCATACTTCTAAAAAGTTCGTGTCTATCTACCTCTCGTTTAGATATACCCTCACCATTCCTGGATCTAATAAATGATAGTACCTGTTTAATCTTGGATTCTGTTGCACTACTTGCCACCTTGTCTCTGCAAGCCTCTATGAACAATAAATCGTAGTATCTTATAAAATCAACAGCCCAAAGCGTCACATCTCCTGTAATGGTCGTAGCGTCTGGATTAGTTGCAAGAGTACATAACAAGGATAAACGCATGGCTTTCTCCTTAGAACGGCTTAGAAGTGGCTCTAGGTTGTCTTTTTCTAGTATATCTTGTCGTTTAACTATCTCTCGTGCAAAGTCTTGTAGTATCTCCTCTGATTCTTTATCAAAGCTTAAAACAATCTGATCTAAGTCTAACTCTGCATTATCACGAGATAGATCACTCATAGATCCTCTTTGTCTTCTAATGTAGTTTACCCAGTTTATAATAGAGGTTGGTGGCGTGTTAAATCTTTTGAGTTGTCCTACTCTCCTAGGCTCTTTAGATTCAACGACTACAAAACGGTTTAGGAACCCGTCTGCAATCCTGCCACCATTTAACGCACTGTAAAAGTTCTTAGGTACGGATAGCCCAACCAATGTAATGGCAGGCTTATGTGTCACACGATTCATCATCATTTCTTTATATTGTTCTTGCACGTTCATTAGTGAGTAGTTATCTGGTCGCAAAGTACCATGACACCTACCCCATGCTTCCATAAGTGTTTGTATACCATCTTCTTTATTGGTATTACCAGATGCACCTATTGCCTCTAGTCTTTTACCAAACTCATCCATGATGGTTATCTGCGTAGGCCTCATCTTTAACACAGAGTGCACAGCACCACTTGAAGTGTAGCCATCTCCTACGATAAGCTTTTCGTGATCACTAGCATTTAATACGCCTTCTACAAATGTTTTAATGTTTTCTTTACCTTGACCCGACTTAGCAATACCCATGAAGTACATAGAGGAAAAGTTATTCATGTTGGTTCTATAAATGCGACCACAGACCACACTAGCTAATGCAAGTGCTCCTATGAGTGATAACTCGGGTTGTGGAACTTGTGCTATCTCCTCACAAAACTTAAACATGTCTTTAAGTAAGCCTGGTGGGTTGAATAGATTTTTTGGTTTTTGTATGGTTTCTGATGCTTGTATAAACAATGGTGCTATCTTATTTTTTCTATCGTGTGTACTTTTGACGCTTTCTACTACGCCATCTATCTCATCTTGTGGTAGGGGTGGATTGTTATTTTTGTTCCAGTTTTGTAGAAAGATCTTGACAAATTCTAAGTTGACATTCTTGGATATAAGGTAGCCTGCAATTCTTGCAGCACCATCATTCCTAGATCCTTCTAATACTCCGTCCAAAGAAAAGGGAGCTGTTTGAACTCCCGTATCTGTCTTTGGTACACCTGTTATCTTTTGAAACTCTATTTCTGTAAAATCTGGTAAATCGTTGTAGTCATGTATCTTCCAATCTGGGAAGGTAACAGGTTTATATACTTGACCGTTAGCGTGTCTGTTCCAAGGTGCAATGATGAGGCCACCTACTCCTCTTATATCTATTAATCTTTCAATGGGTGTTTCGGCAGTTCTTCTTGTAGCAAAGGTTGTATAGTTTTGTGGATTGTTATAATAGTAGTGCATACCCTTGCCAGTAATTACTTTGAATGGACAAGCAGGCATATTTTTTTCTACCCAATCCATAGCTTCTGGTGAGTCAGCATCTACTACAACAAACTTACCACAGACCAATGCTACCTGTAAGTTCTCTCTGTCTTTAAACCATGACTCTACAAGGGTTCTAGGGGGTCTAGACTCTTTATATTGCTCCCAACTACCGAGAAAAGATGGTGGTTTCTTATTAGATCTTTGTAGTGGAACAACATTATACCCATCATCATAGTAGGCAAGTGCTTGCTCCAAGGATGTATCATCCTCGGTTATGTTTAACTGAAACACACTAAGCTTCTGTATCTAGTATTTCAGATATGGATCCGTAAATAGATTCATAATCTAAACGACCTTCAGTTGCTCGTATGATTTGTTTTGCTTGATTAATAGTTGGTTGTCTGTATCCGTATCTCCAAGACTTACATGACGCTTCAGAACAATCAAACTTTATTGCAGCTTCTTTTTGTCCTAAAAACTCAATGTAGTCTCTAAGTGAATACTTTTTAACCTTCCTGTCGGTGTGGTTTGGTTTTATTCCCATAGTTTCAAATTCCTTAAGTTTTCTTGTTGCTAATGTTTTTGTCCTAAAATAATAATTTGCTTGCCATGTCTGGTCTTCAATATTGGTATTCTCCATAACTTCTCCTTTTCAACATAATGTAAAAAATAATATTTTACATATGGTAACTATTATGGTTATAATATGCAAGTTAAATTTAAAACTACAGGAGAAGTAGATATGGAAATACAGAGTAGAATAGTATCTCCGCAAAAGTTAGTACAGAATCAAGGTGCAAAAATCTTGGTGTATGGAATGGCTGGAGCGGGTAAAACAACTTTAGCTAAGACTGCACCAGGCAAGGTACTTGTAATAAGTGCTGAAGCTGGTTTGTTATCTATCAGAGATGCAAGCAATGTTGAAGCTATAGAAGTAAAAGAAGCATCTGAAGTTATGGAACTACACAATGCTTTGAAGTCTGGCAAATTACAATATGACACCGTGTGCTTAGATTCAGTTTCTGAAATAAGCGAGATCTTATTGACATGGGAGAAGTCTCGTAGCAAAGATCCACGTATGGCCTATGGTAATGTCCAGGAATCAGTAACAAATTTAATGCGTGCTTTTAGAGATCTAAATATGCATGTGTTATTTCTTTGCAAGGAAGATGTAATCAATGATGATGGCATACTTAGACATGCACCAAAGATGGTCGGAACTAAGTTGGGTGAGTCAATCACTTATTTCTTTGATGAGGTTCTTGCTCTTCGTATCATTGAAGATCAAGATGAGGACGGTAAGAACGTCCAAACAAGATGGCTACAAACTACTTTCGGTCAAGGCTACAAAGCTAAAGATCGTAGTGGCAAACTTGAAAACTTTGAGAAGCCAGATATAACTGCTCTAATTAAGAAGTTAGGGTTTACATTAACTAACGACAATAAAGGAGAAGCAAATGTCTGATTTCGGTGATGTAGAATTTTTTGATAACTTAGAGGAGATGTCATCTGGTGGCACACCTCTAGCACCAGACGGTGAACACAATGCAAAGGTTATTGCTACAGACAAATACAAGTCTAAAGCAGGCAACCATACGCTAAAGGTTACGTTTCAATTAGATGGCGGTAAGTATCGTGATCACAATGAATGGTATAACCTTTGGGCTACTAACGAGGACAACAAAAGAATAAGCACGGAGATATTTACTAGGCTTACTAAAGCTGTTGGATTTAAAAAGTATCCAGAGAATCATGGGGACTTCGTTGGTAAGAATCTTGTCTTAAAGACTGAACAGATTGATGATCAGTTTGAGGGAGATAACGGTGTTGTGAATACTAAGAAGACTAAGATCCGATTGTATTTGCCAGAAGCTGACTCTGACATGAGTCCACCAAAAGGTATGGAACCACCTTTTTAACGGTTGCTGTATGACTAAGGGGCGAAAGCCCCTTTTTTATTTCTTGTTTTGTACTAAAGCGTAGATCATTAGTAACAAAATACCAACTACGGCATAAAAGCTCATATCCATTACAACTCCTCTAACTCTGTTATAAGTTTATTTAGATACCATACGGCCTTTTGTAAATCCTGGATGTTAGATCCTTTATGATCTTCACGCCAGATATATTTGATTGCAGCAGCTTTGAGATAACCTTTGAACTCTTCTTTGGTTAGAGCTGACTTGATAGCATCTATACATTCAACAGATCCTTTTTTATAGTGTGGTGGGTGGTTTACGTTATCTGTCATTTTGTTTCTCCTTGTTTGTAGACTTCTCTTCCCAAACATTCTTAAGATTAGATATATCTTTGCTTTGTGTAATGCTGTCATTCATCTTGACCCAGTCTTGGTCAGACTCTGCACTACCATGTAGTTCTGCTTTAGCACAAAATAGATTGTCTTCAGTTTCTTTGGTCATTTTATTTAGCCAGGCTAACTGTTCTTCATACTTAGCTATTTTTTTTAAT